CACTCGACCACAGAACGTTGGCCAGAGCGGTACATTATTTGTGAGTGTGAATCATCCGGGTGGGGATTAGTTGGTGGAAAGTTCTCCTCTAGTTTTTGAAGGAGAACGTTGAGCTGTAGACCGTGGGTCTCAAGCGTACTGAGGGAGATTGGGGTTTGCATGTTCAAAGAAGGCAGGCATTCGTGCTCTACGTGTGTCAGAAAGCTCAGGTGCTTTCCCTTGATACATCAAGCTATCGCTAGAATCCAGCCAAAATTTTTTGTCTAGATATTTATTGGAGGTATTTATACCTAGAGGTTCAAGCACCCAATTAATGGTTGCCTTCCTGAGCTTATCGAGAGAAGGACTCCAATTGAGACCAAGCTCACTACATACCAAGCTATTCGCTGCCACATGGACTTGTTCATCACGACTAATGTCAGCACTTACTGTACGGAGACCAGCATCACCGTTAAAGCGGAAGAATGGCAGTAGTACGAAGAAAATCGCACGCTCGGCCACCAGTGCCTTAAGGACCGTGTGATCAGGATGCGCCTCCCACGCCGACCGTAGACGTTTAGCTTCTTCCTCAGCTTGAAGATCAGTGCCGATAGCGTTGGCGATGTAGCCGAGAGCCAGATCGTGGTTTTCTTCGTCTTTGATGTTGGATCGAAGCAGCTCTGCCGAAAGAGCTGGAATTTCACTAAGCGCAGATTCAATGAACGCACCCACTGGGAGCTCCATGTGGCGGATAGCGAGTGCTCGGTAAATTGTTTCTTCAGAGCCATCAACTAGAGTACCAGCAGTTGTTTGTACAGGAGACCACTTACGCTTACGATTGAGTAGTTTTTGATAGGGATTCATTCGCCGCAATTACAAGAAGGAACAGGATCATTTAGAATAGACTCCAGGTAATCGTTAACGTCATCCTCATCCAATGCGGCATAGGCACTAGACTTGTCTTGAACGTCACCCATTACTTGGAGACTATAATAAAGAGAAGTCTGTGGACTTGCCAACCAATCTTCGATGAATTGCTCATCATAGGTAACCACATCTGACCAGCTGTTGAATGAATAACCATGCAACAGTCCAGTCTTATCGAGCAGGGTGATAATACCATCACACACTGCTTTGTAATCATCCCAGCCAACTTCTGACGCGATCTCTACAGGACCGTAGTCAAAGCTCTGGACGCCAAATGTACCGCTATCACGGTCCACCTGACGGGCGATGGGAGGTGCGATCTCAGGACAGGTGGTGTACCCATCAAGATCAGTGTAACGATAACTGCAGGAGGCGGTAGGAGCAATAGCAAAGGCACGGTCCATGTTGTTGAATCGGGCAATCTGTGCAGCTTGCTCAATACCTAATTTCAGCTCCATAACAAGAGTTGAAGCAGCAGTAGCTTCATGCGGAGTATTGGTGTTAATCAACTTAAGAGCCTCACCAAACTCCTTGTAGGTCACTCCTTGCTGTCGAAGGAGGTTGGCTAGACCAAGCATTCCAAGACCGACCTGCCGATCAGTCTCTGAAGGGAGGTATTCTCCGCTGCTTCCGACGTTAGTTTTTCCATGAAGGGAGCACAGCTCGGACATTCCGTTGACAAATGCACACTGAATATCATCGAACTCGCATGAGCCGAGGTTAACGTGCTGGAGTAAACAGGTTCCCCGTGAGGGCAAGTATACTTCAAGACACACGTTCCCTCTGATCCTCTTGCCATTTTTATCTACCTTTGTTTTGTTGAGCCAAATGTCTCCACGCTTGATACCTTCAAGCAGGGCAGTCTTTACTTCTTGGTCTGCGAGTTCCCACCAACGCTGGTTAATGTTGACACAACGCTTAACCCAAGGAAGCTCAGCCCGGCTAGCAGTAATAAAATCAAGTACATCTGGATGACTAAGATCAAGATGACATACAACAGCGCCATTCTTGTAAACTCCTCCACGTCTCAGGATTTCGTTGAGGGTGGAGTAGATCTTTGCAAAGGATACTGGGCCGCTAGCCACAAGTCCCTTGCCATTTTCAGCGCCTTTGGGTCGGAGCTTGGATAGATGGACAGCCACGCCAGCTCCGTAGCGGAGAGCGTGGGAAACAAAACGCCAGGATGCTTCGATTCCATTTGGACCTTCCATTGTGTCTTCCACCACAAAGACGGTGCAAGAAACAGGGAGACGGCTGGTGGGATCATCAATCCAGGACTGCACACGCCCAGTACGGGCAATCAGTTCTTTGGTGGTTTTAGACATTATTAAACGAGATCAGTAAGGTTAGGAGGTTGATAGTTTGGTCCTTTCAAGACCTTCCCATCTTCTCGGTAGATGGGGTTACCGTTATCGTCAAGCTTAGATAGGTTACTTTGGTGTACACGATTCATTGCTTCATCTAGATCCCATCCAAGATTAGCAGCATACTGGTAACACACGTAGACCAGATCAGCTAGCTCTTTAAGGCAATCAGTTGCATTAACTGTAAGCCCCATGATTAGTTGATTTTCTGCATCCAAAAATTCTTTAAACTCTTCAACGATCAAACGCCTCTGCATAGTCCGTGAAGCTGGCGTTGTACTGTTCTTCACCTGGAAAGCGTTCCTGAATTCGACGGCTTGCTGGAGAAGGGTTGATGATGTCATTTTCGAGTTCGTTTTGCAAGTAGTGGATGGCTTTGCGCAGGTCTTCGCGTTTGCTGTCTTTATGTCCTGCGCGGCAAATGTATTTAATTGCGTTACCAAGATGGAAGTTTAGTCCTTGGTCTCGAATGAAATCCCAAACTGGGATGCTACCTCGTCTATAGTAGCTTGGTCCGTATTGGTCGGTGGTGGCCATTTTGAAACTAAGTTAGATACATTGTTACCCAACACAAAGCACTGTCTTTGTAGGGCTAAGAAAAGAGTAATGATAGAGTCTACCTCACTCTTTGAGCTATTCAAGGCGTCTTCAATCTGACGCATCTTGAACTGTTGCTCCATTGTTAGTTCCAACACTGGCGGAGGCGGGAACCCAGTGTCGGATTTCTTGAGTTGAAAAGTCATAGTCTTCTGCTTGAAGGATCTTTGCTAATCGTGCATTCAGTAATGCAACTGACTCATCGAGATCCTTCTCAGCAAAAGCATCCACAACGGTCTTCCAGTTATTACCGTGTTCATCCAGAAGGGCAGCAGCACGTTTGATACCAATACCAGGTACGCCTGCATATCCATCTGTTTGATCACCAGCCATTGTCTGGATTAAATGCCAACGATAACCTTCTTCAGGAGTAATAGTCACTACACCCTCAGATAGGTCATACAAGTCACCAGGGATCTGTCTCATATCCTTGTCAGGACTGCAGATAATATGTCCAGGCTCTTTGGTGGCATAGATACCCATTGCATCATCAGCCTCAAGCGTAGGCATCACAACAACGTTGTACTCCTCTTTGAGTTTATTGATGACCCTTTTGTAGCCGCACGGTTTCTTTCGATTACGGTGTCCTTTATACGCTGGGTCAAGAGATTTACGAAAGTTGACGCTATCAGAAAAGAACAGAATAGAGTCATCAAAACATCCAAGGTCACTAGCGATGTTGTAGAGTTCTCGTTCAACATAGTCGTATGCCTCACTGAATCTGGAGGTAACGACGATAAGATCTTCTCCGAAGTCAATTTCGGTTTCAGTAGCGGCGCAGCATTTATAGACAATGTAATCACAGTCGATTAGTAGACTCACTTCCCCTGTCCCCGCTTGAGCTTGCGCCCATGCGAAGGAAGAGAACGGCGTCCATTACCTTGACGGGTGTGTTTATATTTTGCCTTGGACTCAAATTGAACACGTCCAAGAGCGGTTTTAGATTTTACAGCCATAGTGGTGGTTAGTGTACATCTGCCCAGGTTTTACCTACTTTAGCTTCGGCTGCAATAGAAATCCTGAGATTATAATGCTCTCCTGCTGTGAGAGCTGAAATAGTTAGAGCTGATGAAAGTGTGTCTGCATAGTCAGGTGGGCATTCAAATTGCAATTCATCATGCACGAATGCTAATTGATGTGCACTGATTTCGCATTGTTTGATTACATTATGAGTGTGAACCATCCACTGCTTAGCTACAATACCCGCGCTCCCTTGGAGAAGGTAGTTAAGGGCTTTGTGGCTACCATCAACAGCACAGCGGCGCCCGTCACACAAATTGATGTAACCAGATTCCGCCTTGGACTTAACCGCAGAAACCAGTTTCTCAAGTCCTGGAATTGCATCCATGTAAGCTTGGCGGATCTCAGCACCTTTCTTTTTTGCATCTTTCTCCGATAATTGTTGGTCGTAAGATAGTCCGATCTTGATGTCACCGGCTCCGTACAGAAAGGCATAGGTTACAGTCTTAACTAGACGACGTGAGATTCCTATTTTGTCTGCGTTGACTTGATGGATGTCTCCGTTAAGGAGGATGTCTGCGTACCTGCCACCGTCATACCTAGCAAGATAGTGAGCGAGCATACGAAGCTCAATACCAGACAAGTCTGCACCCACCATAGTGTAGCCAGGTGATGCTGTAAATAGTTTTCTAAACGCTTCATCAGAAATTACTTGGGCAAGGTTTGGCTTACGATGGGCACATCGAAACGTGTTAGTGGCTACTGAACAGTGGTGATGGATGCGATGATCACGGACAAGCTTTAGCCACGCATTGTTGCCTTCAGACAACATACCGAGGCTTTTGGTTAGCTCAAGGCAACGGAAGAATTGCAGAGCTTCCTCTGTGCCAATGTCTTTAAGAACAACCTCATCAATAGCAGCTTTACCGCTTGCAGTTACCTTGTCTGGTTTCCATCCGTGATAAGTAGCCATAACCCATGCGATGTGATCACGGCTGGTTGGATTGAACTCTTTCAGTCTAGTGAAAGTAGCTCCGGTGACATATCCTTGGGTTTTGTTAGGTCGTTTAGGAGTAAACTCCGACCCTTCAACGTAAGGATACCTGTTGCGTAATAGCTGATTAAGATCCTCAAGCTCTCTTCGGAGAGTTGATTCAAGTTGCCATGCAGCAGGCTCATCAAAGTACCATCCATGTAGTTCCTGTTCAGTGAGGATCTCTGCGACACGATGTTCTAGCGTGATCCATTCAGGTATGGTAAAAAGTGTTTCCAAAGTTTAGTAGTAACAACAACGTCTTGTATCATGTAGTCTTGCATTTCTTGCGACCACTGCTTCCAATCTGTATCCTTACCGAAGGATCCTTTATACTCACCTAGGCGATAGCCATAGGCTTCAAGGGAGTGACGACCGTAGAGCTGTAGTGGCATTTGTTTCCACTTACGCTTCTGATCTGTCTTCAGAATATCAGCGTGATAAAGACGGCTAAGAACCAAAGTATCCAAAACCCTACCAGAGTTTTGAAACCAAGGGTATAGCTTACGAATAACAGGCAGGTCATAATTAACGATGTTATGACCGACAAGTATATCTGCGTCTTCAAGAAGTTGAAGACCACGAGTAAGTGGTTCCGCATTACCTTCATCATTGTAGACCAAGGTTTGATTAGTCTCTGTATCATAGACACCGAGACAGTGGATACAGGTAACATCATGTAGTAACCCGTTTGTTTCTAAGTCAAAAATTAACATCATTCCAGTGCCGAACGACACCAGCGCAAATGAATAAGTTTGTAATAAGGACTAGCCCATCAATCAAGATGAGCTTAGCGACCATTCCAGCGGTAGGTCTTGTCGATAAACGCTGCCTTTTCAACTGCTTCAGGGGTAGGAGGGTTAGGACGCTTCAAGTACTCGTACCAAGGGTGAATGTAATCAGAAGTCTGTTGTTGGGTCGAAGTCGTCTGTTGCTTGGGTTTCATTGAATTTACAGGTGGTTAGGTCATAGCTCAGTCGGCACGCGACGCCAACCTCGCCTGAATAGCGATTCTTAAGGACTCGCACAGTCGTATCACTTCCTCCAGATGCGCTCTGCTGGTTTCTTTCGAGTGCAATAACTCCGTCAGAGAGTTGTGCAATGGCCGCAGATCCTCGCAGCTGTCCCAAAGTGACGCGGGCACCCTCCTCATGATTCTGGTCACTAGATGTTCTCCGTAGATGAGAGACAAGAAACAAAGCGACACCAGTACGTTCTACCAGTGATCGCAGTCTTGTCATGGTTGTATCAATCATACGGCGTTCATCACCATCAAGACCAGATAACAAGATGCTGAGGTGATCCAGAAAGATTACCCTTGTATCAAGACCCGTTGCCAGGTACTCAATTCGGTTGTAGATGAGATCAGGATCAAAAGACCCAAAGCCGTCGAAAAGAAAAAGATTCCACTTAGCAAGAGTGTCTTGATATGCTTGGGTGAGAGTAGATCGGTCATGTTCTCCAATGTGTAGTGATTTGCCAACTGCAGCGGACATCAGTCCCAAGGCAGTTCGACGATTGGACTCCTCAAGTGCCAAGTAACCAACCCGTTCTCCTTTGTTGAGAAGGTTAGTACATAGCTCACGGCAGAAGCTGGACTTTCCGATCCCAGAGCCTGCAGTAATCGTGACAAGCTCTCCATACCGGATCCCGTGTAGTTTTTGTTGTAAACCTTGGAAGGGGTAGTCATGATCCGCAGGTAGCGTTGGTGTAGTGACTAACTCTAGGAGGGACTTTCCATCGACGA